TAAATGCAGCAGAAGAACATGAGGAGAGAGAGTTGACATCGAGGGAGCAGGATGAGAGTCTCCGTGCACAGGCACCGGCAATCCTGGAAGGGATTATAGCTGCAGCCCAGAACATAGAGGAAGAGCAGCAGACGATCACTATCCAGCGTGCAGGTAAGGCGTATTTCAGACTGGTTATCCGCCCAGTGCCTGAGGCAGAGGCAAAAGCGTGCCGTAAGAAGTGCACAAGATATGTCAAGAGCAAAGCGTATGGCATCAAGGTGCCCGAGGAGATGGACCGCACAAAGTATACATCCATGTTGATATACGCTGCGACTGTGAATCGAGAGGAGACATGGGATAACAAGGCGCTGTGGAAAGCCCTTGAAAACCGCTATCCGATCGTAACCGGATGGGAAACCGTGGATCAGGTGCTTCTCTCTGGGGAGAAGGAGCGTGTAATGGATTTGATCGATACATTGTCTGGATATACGGATGATGATGAGTTTGAACTGACTGAAACCATAAAAAACTGATCCGGGCCAGAAGCCGGCCTTTTGTTATCCGACACCGGGCGCTCCAAGACCTGGGAATCCGCCCAGATGAATTCGAGGAGCTCCCGATGTGGAAACGGGCCTGGATAACGGCCTCGATTGAAGTAGAGCATAATCTGGATGAAGGAAACGAGGAGGTGAAAGAGGATGGCAGAGCCGGTTACAATTGATGTTATCATACAGGCAGTGAATAGGACAGAGGCAGGGACGAAAGCTGCTTCCAAAGCCGTAAATAGCGTGGCAGAAGCGTCAAAAAAGATGGCAGAGGAAACCGCAAAGGCGGAGGAGTCTGCAAAGAAAACGGATGCTGGTTTTGCACAGGTGGAGAAATCTTCAAAGAAAGTCGGAAAAGGCCTGGATGATGTGGAGAAATCTTCAAAGAAAGCCGGAAAAGGCCTGGATGATGTGGAAAAGTCATCTAACCGTACCAAGCGTGGGTTGGATGAAACAGAAAAATCCAGTAAGCGGGTGCAGAAAACCTTACGGGAACTGGCAAAGGAACGAGTAATGATCCTAATGGAAGCTAGAGACAGATTTTCACCAGTACTTGGAAAAGTGCAGGGAGGCCTCAGAAATCTTACAAAGGGTGCCTGGATGGTGCCGATCAAGGTGGCGGATTATGCCACCCGACCGATACGTGGGATTTTAAACCTCCTATCCTCGGTTCAGGGGATGGTTTTTGGGGCCGCTGGTACCTTTGGGGGATTGGTAGCGCCCATGGACATTTCCGGGGACTATGAGCAAACGGAAATTGCATTTTCCACTATGCTGAAAAGCCAGGAAAAGGCAAAACAGTTCCTGGCAGATGCATCCGACTTTGCCAATGCCACCCCTTTTGAGTTCCCAGATCTGATTGACAGTTCCAAGTTGCTACTGGCATTTGGCTTCGACTCGGACAGGATTCTCCCTATGATGACGACCATTGGGGATACAGCCTCAGGACTTGGAGCCGGGGCACAGGGCATTGACCGTATCAACAGGGCACTGGGGCAGATGCAGGCGAAAGGCCGCGTATTGACAGAGGAGCTTATGCAGCTGCAAGAAATCGGTATCCCAGTCAATCAGATCCTACAGGAAGAACTGGGGCTGACCCAGGAGCAGATCGCCAGAATCGGTGATGAGAATGTAAAGGCAGAAGATGCCATTGACGGCCTCCTGCGCGGCATGGAGAAACGGTATGGCGGCATGATGGTGAACCAGTCAAAGACCGCTAAGGGTCTGATGAGCACGATATCCGATACGTTCCAGAATACATTTATGCGCAGCTGGGGTACTGGGTTGTGGGCTGGATTTAAGCCGGGGCTGAAAAAAATAACCGGTTGGTTAGATGAAAACCCAGAAAAAGTAAAGGGATTGGCCGTAAGCCTGGAGAGCCTGGGAGCGGCATTTTCTTCCTCTGTTATGGGGGTAGCAGATAAGGTCCGGCAGGAAATATCCGGCCTGCTCCATGACCCAGCCTGGCAGCAGACAGATTTCTTTGGCAAGGTGGAGATTGCATGGGACCGTCTGATTTTAGAGCCGTTTTCAAAATGGTGGGATACAAAGGGAAGAGAAGAGATCACAGATACGGCGGACGACATGGGGGAATTTATCGGGACTGGTTTGAACCGTGGGATCCTGGCCATTCTTGGCGTGGAAAATGACGGACTGCTGGGTGACGGGATGAGCGCAGGGGCAGCATTCGCAGAGGGCTTTATAGATGGTTTTGACCCGGAAAGGGTAAAAACAGCTCTATTGGAGGCCGTAAAAGGTATTTTTGCGGATTCTGCCTTTGGTGGCGGTAAAAGCAATACGTCATGGCTGTCAACCCTCCTGGTAGGCGGCGCAGGATTAAAAGGGATTGGGATCGGGGCAGAAATCGGAGCAGGGGCATACCATACATTTTCTACAGCAAGAACTTTGAGCAGACTGTTCAGACCTGTGGACGTTGCCGCACCAGCAGTAGGAGGGGCAACAGGCGGAGGGGCTGCTGCCGGAGTCTTTTCACTGCCAGTGCTGGCTTCTGCTACGAGTGGGATCCTGGCCCTACTTGGGCTGAACGCGTCCGTGAAAGACCTGAAACAGGCACAGAGTGCAGGCCTGAGTTGGGACAAAGCACGTTATATGAGGCAGGGTATCACAAAGGGAGGCATGGTGGCAGCTGGGGCAGGGATTGGCACAATGATTGCCCCTGGAGTCGGTACTCTTATCGGGGCCGGGGTTGGTGGATTTTCGGCACTTGTGGGTGGGGATCTTCTGTCTGGGTTGTTTAAAACAGAACGGGAGCAGGCCCACGAGGAATTGCTGCAGCTTGGGGATGATCTGGAAGAGGCAGTGAAAGGCTATGAAGAGACCACTGAAAGAACAAAATTTGGAAGGGGGCTTATCGACCAGTACCGGGAGCTCCAAGAGTACATGAACAGCGATAGCTTTGATGCCACCAAGGCTGAAGCAGTCCAGGGACGTATGAAAGAGGTACTGGGTGAACTTCAAGCAATGTTTCCGGAACTGTTCTCTGGTTACGAGAACCTGAATGATTTAAGTGCGGAGTATCTGGATAACCTGACAAAGAGTCTTGATCGGATGGATGAGACGGCAATCCGGGAGATGGAAGCGGAGCGGCTTGAATTAAAGGATAAGCTGCCGCTGATGGAACAGGATTATGCAGAGGCTCAGGAAGTTCTTCAAAGTGGGCAGATTCAGTGGAATAAGGATAAAACGTACCGAGAAATGTTGGGGGAAGTGTTAAGAGAATATCACCAAAAGCTGGAGCAGCCTGGATTAACGGGTGATGAGGAAATTGCTTTGGCGGATGAATATACAAAAAAGGCAAATGATGCGGCTCGCTTTTCTGGATATGATGGTGATTTTGGGTGGATCAGTGGAGCCGAAAATGCCTATAAGGGACTGGTAGATTCCATGGAAGAAACCAGATCCAACATGGATGCAGCCAATCAGGAGATTCAGGAGATGAACCAGCAGCTGCAAACATATTATGATACGTCTTTAAAACTCATTCAGCTTGACACAGGGGTAGACTTAACTGACCAACAGCAAAAAATAGCATCTTTACAGGAGGTCTACAATTCCTTAGAGTCGGGCGGCGGGCTGACGGATGAGATGAAACAGATGGTGGAAGAGATCCTTCCGGGTTTTTCAGAGGCAGAAACAGCCAGCGAAAAAATGGGGATGTTAAGC